CGGCGAAGGAGTCGGAGGCCACAGAAGAGCTGTCCAGGCTTTTTTCGAAGTCGGAACAGAACTGTGGAAGGGTGATCGTGAGAAACGATAACCCCTCGCATCTACTGCGATCGCGAAGCGTTTGAGCGTCGCGATCCGTGCTGACTTGACACCAGCCCCCCAGTTCCTGGGCGGCCTTTTCCCATAGCATCAGCAGGCTTTTCACGATACCTCCAAGAGAGGGACTCGTCCTGAGCCGTGCGTGCTTCACCAGGTGGGTGGTCACCAAGGCAACCACCCACTACAACGATCTAGATCGCGTGTCGAGCTGCGAGCAACGCCTTCGCATTCGAAGAGGCAGTCAGCCAGGCAAGAAAACCTGCCATGGTGTCTTCCTCTTGTGCGGCGGTGAAGCCGAAGATCGGCCGGTCGATCGTGAGCTGAACCCGACAGAAGACCAGGTTGTAATTGGTCGGAACGTAGGGGTCAGCTGCGAGCAGGTTACGAGTGAAAGCGGCGACGGTCCGATCACGCTTCTTAGTGTCGTGAGACACAAAGAGAGTGTACAGATCGTCACTAGTCTTCCACTCTGCCGCGTGCGCATTGGGGTAACCCGTGCGCGCGAGGGTCTGCGCGCCTGCAGTTGGCAGCGTGATCGTTTCTGGATCGGCGAATGGCACAGCGATGCTCCTTACAGTTGCCGGTTCCTCACCGGCCTAGTTGGGTGGATGCTGAGCGACTCACCGCCGAGATAGACCTAAGGCGGCGATAATCGCCAGCTGCCTGGACGTGAGATCGTCCAGATTGACCCCGAAACCGTAGGGGGTGGCTTGACGTCGACACTTCACCGTATTGGTGAAGGTTTGCGTCAAGTGCGGAATGTTATACCCTTTTGGGGTTACATTCAGCATGTCGTAGGATACTTCTTTGATGGAGGTTTCCATCATGTACCCATACGGCATCACCAAGTCGTCTGCACTGAAACGAGAGATGTTCGTAATGACATCGCCCGTATTAGTGAACCAATCGACGGCCCAGCTCCAAGGTGCAAGGTTCCAGATGACGTCAGGAGTGATCTTAACTCCATAAAGTTTCTGTAGCCTTTGGAGATGCCCCTTCCACGTCTTCTGCACGTCAGGATCGACGTCAGCATGGTACGTGAAAGCTCCTTTGAACCAGTGCTTGCGAGTCACCGTCTCGGTGATGTTGCAAGTAAACTCGTTCGCACCTTGCCAAATCGGCAGAACGATGAGAGGTCGGGGTGGCCTCACATCGCTAGTTTCTGTCACGACCTTGGTCTCAGGGAAGTAGTAGTCACGACGAACTCGGCGACCTGAATCACGCAGGTACTGATCCCATAGCTTGTCAGCATGGCGAGCAGCGCGGATCCATTTGCGAAGGTCGTTGATCATGGGCTTCCAACCAAACTCCCAGTTGAGGTATTCCTTCGAGCCCCTTTTGAGGGCATCGCCGGATCTCTTCTTGAAGAGGCTGGAGCCTAGAGCCTTGGGAAAACCTTCTCGGAGTTCACCGAAGAAGGTAGCAAGGCTGACTACCGGATTTGTGGGGATAGTCCTAGCAATAGCAGTGGTCCCGAGCGCATCAAGCTCAGTATTACTGGACTTGGCGAGCGGAAAAGCACTTTCAATGCTATAAGGAGATGTGTCCCTTTCGGGAAAGAAGCGGCCCTTGAAAAAGTTACTATTATGGGCTGCTCCAGACCACACCTCCAAGTACGGGCTATCGAAACGATGGCTCGCACGGACGGTGAGAAACTCACCCCCAATATCCGCATTACCTTTGCCCAAAAGGCCTAGGTAATGACCTTCCGACGTAGTTTCCTGCGTCGAGAATAACGATCCCACTTGGGTTGTCTCAGTGTTAAAGAACGGAAAAGGAAGTGATTCCAGTCCGTACTTGTACACATGTGAGAATACAACCTCACTTCGATCCCTAGTAGTGGTCGTCACCTGAGGAGCTCCAAACGGTGTAAAGAGAAGGCAGAGGGCATAGTGCACTGCATGAAGTGTGTCTGCCAGCACGTGGGGGGCCCAGAGG